TACATATACTTCCATTTGTAATCGTCTGAAGTTGTAATTACAGACGTTGATGTACCTGTTGGTTCGTCTGTAGAAGTAGCACCACCATTGTTATCTAAACACTTGTAAACGTTTCTAGCAGATGTTAGTACATAAAAAGTTGCGTCAAATAAAGTAGTTGCACCACTATTTGAAGTTACTCTTGTTGAAGTTGAACCTGTTTGAAATTCACCGTAGTCGTGTCTGTAAATATCGTAAACTGTACCAGATGTCCAGTTTCTTCTTGGTATAACAAATGATGTATCTGTAGATTGTACTCTTTTAGCAGCAATTAAATCATCATACGTATAAAACTCTCTAACAACAGTATCACCTGGAGTAATAGGGTTTGAATCAGTACCTTCGTAATCTGTACGACTGTCTGCTCTTGTCAAAGTACCAAACGCCTGTGGTCTTCCAATACCCAAATAATACACGTTATTTGCAGTTTCCGAGAAAGACTCTGAAAACTGTTCAGCGTTGTTTAATCTAAATTTATTTGTTATAATTGCTGGCATAATTTTCTATTCTTTGTTATATTTATACATCTTTCATTAAGGTTTTGTTGGCCAAGTAATGTTATTACACTTTTCAACGGTATCTACACCATTGGTAATATCTCTTAAAGCCTGTCTATAAGTCGTCATTTCAGTTGATAATGTATTATCAGATAAAGCAAGATAGTCAGTTTCTTTGATTAATCTATCCCTCTTTTCTCTTACTCCTGCAATTGCTCTGTCAAAGGCACCGGCAGCGTAAGCAGCTTCTTCAGCATCTCTGGCCGCCTCTTCTTCAGCAGTTAACTGAATTGAAACTCCATCTACTAATTTAAATCTTGGCATTTAATTTCCTCTTTTTACTATTTATAATCATTAACTAATACCTAATAATATAATATCCCCACTATCTATGTTACCAGAACCAAATTTAAATCTTACACCGTTTATGGCTGATGTGGTATTACAATATCCTGCAGAAAATTGATTTTGAGTGTATGGTGGACTAGATGTATCAAATGAATTTGCAATAGTCATATAATGTTTTACATAAGTTGTACTAGCTGGATTAAATAAACGCATATAACCACTTACTCCACTATCATTGTTATTAACAACTGAACCACCAGCAATCATTTGTTCTCCAGTAGACTGTGTGGTATGTAATGAAGTAGCATAATCTAAAAGTGAAACACTGCCGTCTTCTCTATGATATGCTTGAAAACCAGCAGATGTTTTAGTGGCATTATAGTTAGAACCACTATCTGAAGAAAAATTAACTGTAAATGGAACAGTACTATTACTCGGATGACAGTTTACAAAATAAAATACATATTCCTTATATGTACTATCAATACCAGATGTAAATTCTATACTAGCAGATGCACTAGCAGTAGCTTTAGAAATAAAGTTTAAATTTCCACCAAAGCCAGATGCCATTGAGCCATTGTCGAATATTGTTGTGCCGTTAGATATTAAACCCATTATGCTACTCCATACATTTTGATTATGCCGTCATCAATGTTGCCACCAGAAAATTTAAACTGCAAAGCATTAACGGCACTTGTAGTATTCCCGTATCCAGCAGTAAAAACATTATAAGAATTATCATTAGTACGATAATTTTGAAAATTTACAATAAAATGTTTTACAAAAGTTGTAGAGGATGGATTAAATAGTTGTAAATATCCTACACCGGTTTCATCAGCTGATCCTCCAACACCATCTCCAATAATTTGAAATCCTGTTCCTTGTGCTAAATCATTAGCAGTTATATAACTTAAAGCTGCTGTAACATCATCTTCAGAATGTCTAGCATTAAATTGAGTTGAAGTTTTTGTAACATTATAACTACTTCCACCATCTGTACTCATATTAAAAGTAAAATCAGGACCATCTGATGCTGGGTGAATATCTATAAATTTAAAAATATATGAGGAATATGTGCTATCTATTCCTGATGTAAAGCTAATAGAAGCTGAACTACTTGCAGTTTGCGTAGATAATAAAATAAGTGATCCTGCTGGTACTCCAGCATCTAAAGCACCATTGTCTATTAAAGTTGTTCCGCCTGATACTACTGCCATTAGCTATCCTTTATTCCGTAGAGTTTAATTGTGCCAGCGTCTATGTTACCTGATGACATTTGAAATTTAATTGCGTTAATGGCAGATGTAGTGTTGGCATATCCAGCAGTAAATATTGTTAATGTACCTACACCACCAAAATTTTGAACATAAGTTGAAGTACCAATCCAATGTTTAACATAAGTAGTTGAACTTGGAGAAAATAAATATAATTCTCCTGATGCTGACATATCACTTTCATTTCCTAATTCTTGGCAAAGAATTTGATTAGAAGTTGATTGTGCTAAATCCCAAGCTGTTCTATATGTAAGGTCGTTGTAAGTATCATTTTCTTTGTTCGAAGTATTCCAAGCTGTTGATGTTTTAGTTACATTATAATTAGAACCACTATCTGTACTTAAATTCATTTCAAATTGAATTGCGTTATTTTGTGGGTGAATATCTGACCATTCAAACTTATAAATAGGATAGGTGCTATCTATTCCACTTGTAAATGATATTGAAGCTGAAGCTGATGCTGTTTGTTCAGATATTAAAACCTGATTACCTAAAGATACATTAAAAGCACCATTGTCTAGTATTGTTGTGCCGTTGGAGATAAAAGGCATTTTAAATCTCCTCTAAAGTAAACTTATATTTCTTACCAGAATTGTTATTAATTAGGAATAAATCTTCAGCACCCTCTTGGATAGTCCAGTTACCTTTTGTGCCATCTACATCATTGCCTTGTTCTTTGGCTTCGTTAGATAAATTTAAATCTCCAGTATAGATGTTAGCCCATACATTACCTGAAGCACCTAAATCGTAGGTATCATTTGCACCTGGAACAATACTACCTGTAGCAACAATATCTCCTGTGCCTTTTGAAGTTAATTTTAAATCAATGTTTGTATCATCACCAGTTGCTGATAATTGAGGACCGTTACCTGTAGCAGCGTTTGTGATAGTTAATTCATTTACAGCACTAGCAGTTTCAGAAAATTTTAATAATTCTAAAGTGCCATCACCAATTGCATTTCCGTTAACATCTAGTTGTCCGCCAAGCTGAGGAGTTGTATCATCTACAATATCTGATACACCACCTGTATCTGCAACAACGTTAAATCTTGCCTGTGCTGAAGACCATTGTAAAATATATCCGTCAGCAATACCTGTTAAGTTAACATCAGAATGAACTGATATAGAATCATTTTCAGTTTGTAATCTAGTCCATCCACCTGAGTCTGCAACATAAGGAACTTGTCCTACAGTATCATAAGCAAACATACCTTCATAAGTAGCGGCAGTTGGTAATAAACCAAACCCAGCAAAGTTAAATCTTGCTTTTGAACCTGCACCTGTTAGATCAATTGTTCCTGTTCCGTCTAAACTTAAACCTGTTATTGTAGTTGTTGTATCACCTAAATTAATTGTATCACTACCTAAAGTGATTGATGAATTTGCTAATGAACCATTTGCAATATTAGTTATTGTGTTATCTGGACCGTTTATAGTTTTGTTTGTTAAAACATCTGAAGATGTTTCTGTTACAATTGATCCGTCTGTAGAAAATGTTATTTCATTACCAGAGATAGCAGTTGTGATACCAGAACCACCAGTAAATAAAATTGATCCACCAAGTGATATAGATTGTGCCGAACTATCATCAGCAACAATTGAAACTGTTGAGTTTGCTAATTTAGAATTTTGAATTGTATCTAAAGAACTATTAGCAATATTTGAAAGAGTTGCTTCAGTACCATCAATTGTAATTGTACTATTAGCACTATTAATAGTTAATGTGTTTGCATTATCATTAATTGTTTTATTTGTTAAAATATCTGAAGATGTTTCAGTTACGATAGAACCATCGGTTGCAAAAGTAATTTCGTTTCCTGATATAGATGTTGTAATACCAGAACCACCAGTAAATAATATAGAACCACCTAAAGAGATAGATTGTGCTGAACTATCGTCACCTATTATAGAAAGTGTTGAATTAGATAAAGAAGAATTAGCAATATTTGTAATTGTATTATCTGGACCGTTTATTGTCTTATTGATAACTGTTTCTGAATTTGATGTAGTAAGAAAAGTACCAGATGTTAATGTAGTACCATCACCTATGGCAGTATAAATTTCGTTAAAATTATCGTTAATTAGATCACCTGCGTCCCTAAGCGTACTACCCGTTCCGTCATTAGGTACTGATCCTATATTAATTGATTGTTTTGCCATTTTTTACTGTTCTCTCTTTAGACTATTTATAATCTTTTTTATGGGTTAGTATCGTCCATTGTGAAGTTTGTATTGTCAAATTTAATTAAAGTATTACTGAATAATGGTTGTGATATTGCTACTTCAGCAGGTAGAGTAAAGTCTGTCTTAACTTTTTGACCATCCTCATTAGAAGTCATCAAAAATATTGCTTCTCTACCGTCTAAAGATGATCTTGTTCCTCTTACTTTAATTTCATTTAAA